TAGGATGTTGAGTTCCTAATACCCTCAATAGAAGCTATGCCTGAATCGCCCGAAGCTCTAGGTACTGCATAGTTGTACTTACCTGCACCAGTCGCACCTGTGTATAGAATGTGCGAGTTAGAAGCTGCGGTCTTACCTACTGGTAAAACTGTTGGGGTAGCCCTTGAAGCTACTTGTGCGCTGTTCGTGTAGTTGAGTGAAAGGTTAGGTGTTGCTGCGCCCATAGCGGTTGCTGCTGGGTTGAAGAATATGGCGTTAAGGCCTGCACCGTTCGTGTAGCGAGGTAGTAACCAAGTTACTGTATGAGTTCCTGTACCTGCATCAGTGATGTTGATAGCTGTACCTGCGACTGCGTTAGCGTATGAAGTTGCTAGCGAGAATGTAGAATCAGTTACTTTAATTACATAGTAGTCGGTAGCTGTGGCTAGTCCTGCTGGTAGTGTGGTGGTCGTTGTTAAGCGAACCTTAGTACCAGTAAGAACGTTGCTAGGTATGTTAGCTGTTGAAGTCCAAGTACAAACATCTGTTCCTGCATCAGCCGTAAAGGTATCGGACTGACCAAGAGTGTTAGTTGTTGCTTGTTCTGTTGTTGTGGTTACAGTTGTAACACGGTAGAAGCCCACTACGTCAATTAGTGTAACTACGCTCGGTTGAGCTGTGGCTGCTGCGCTTACTGCACTACCGCTAAGTAGATACTTGTAAGCTGTTGGCTGTACGTTGCCACCATGCTGAATTGAGCTGGCTGATGTGGTGGTGTCTTTTACTGGTTGAAATGTGAGGTTTGAGCCAGCGTCAAAGATTGCATCTGGGCCAGGGTTGCCATTACCACGAAATAGCGTATGCCATTCGTTAGCTACCGCTGCTGCTGTTGGGTTCATGTTCTTAGACCAATCGGTTCTCCATTGTTGTCCGCTGGTTTGTGCTGCTATTATTTGGTCTTGTGATGTAAATCCTGCCATTGTCTTGTTCCTTGTTTAAGTAAATATTGTCTTAATGTCACCCATTAAAGCTGTCGCCGCCAACGTACCTTGTGGTAAGCAGAGAAAGCTCAAATAAGCATCATCATATATGCGTGGTACTATCCCACTCTCTAGGAAGTAATCCTTTTCACTTGGGGCTGTAATCTCTCGTACAACCGAAGTACCTAGTGGTTTAACGAGTATCAGGGTGAATAGTCCTACATCAGCGTCTAGCATTACTACAGAGTCAATGCTTCTTACCCCTGAATCACCAGCCTGTAGACCGATGAATGGTGTGGCAGATGCGTTGTTGTTTGCCCCGTTACCCTGAATTGTTCCGAGAGCTGCTGCGTTGTTCTCATAGACTGTTTGTGATGTCCTACCTGAAACACCGTCTGAATTCGTGTAAGTGAAGTAGAATCTAGCACCGCCTGTCCTACCAGCTACAGATACCGCTATCACCTGAACCCCTTTACCATCTGTGTAGCGTGGAAGTGTAACAGTGTTGTCTAGTACCTGTTCGTCTAAGACTGAATCATCTATTGACGGGTAGTAGAGTAGGTAGTCGCAAAGTATCATCGTTAGTGGTAATGCGGTTGCTGCGGTGGCGATACTTGTAGTGAGTCGTAAATACTTCTCGCTAGGTGATACACCACCACCATGTTCTAGCCCACCATCAGATGAGTAGGAAACAGCTTTAGCAATCGCAGGTGGAGCATCGAACCAATACTTAGGTACTGGTCGCCCAGGACTCATAGATAGGTCAAACCATAGACCAGCAGTAGTAACCTGTGAAGGTGTTTTACGCCATGTATAATGACGAACCTTACCAGCTTCTTCTGCATCGACTAATTGTTTAACGCTACGAATCATTAGGCTGCTTTCATCTTAACTACGATTTTAGTAGGCTGTCCTGCGTTCATCTTGCTACGGCCTTTAAGGTCTACGCTCATACCCACCATGATAGGTGTGTCTTTAGGGTAGTTGCCTGTGGCGTATTCTTCGGGAGTTACTACTAGAGGAGTCATGTTAATCCTCAGTTACAGTAACGCCAGTAGTTGCTGCGAAGAACGGTGTAATCTGGTTAGCTACAGCTAGTGAGCTAGATAGTGCGCCAGAGTATAGAATCTTGCTAGTACCACTTGAAGCGGTTGTTATTGAAGCGTGGGTAATTGTGTTACCTGAAGCACCACATTGAGGGAATGTTATCTGGGCTGCGTTAGTTACGGAGCTTCCTGATACAGTCCATCCTGCGCCACTTCGAGCTACTGCTACACGAGCGTAGTCAGTGTAAGTTGCTTCGTTAGTTGCTGCTGTTCCTGCTTCACCTGGGTCTGCTGTGTGTAGTGCTACATATAGTGAACCTGCTGTTGCTGAGTTCTGTAGACCACCTGCATCACCGATGTCGGCAATATCTGTGTTGTTAAAGATGAGAGCTAATAGGTCGTTCTCAAATGTATTTGATTTACTCATTTTTTACCTTTCACGGTGACTTCGCCACCTTTTACTGTTATTGTTGAGGCTTTTACTTCCTCGATAGATAGCCCATACTCACGAGCCAATTTCTCGTAGCCAAGCACGAGCCAGCTATCAAGTTTGTTGGCTACTGGAGCTTTTATTTCTTCTTTGACTTCTTTAGCCATATCTCTCCTTAGTAGCTGTAGGACGTGCGACTGTCCCATTCCTTAGTAAATGTTGTTACATCATCCGCAAATGACATATGCCCTGCCGACTTGTTGTATCGCTTTATCTGCCAAGACGCAGCACTTGTGGCTGTTCCTGGGATAGCTTTACCCAAATAGACAAGGTTAGTGTCAGTTGTTGTATCGTTACGTGATTCGTATGATGTTGAGCTGGAACTCGAACTGCCTGGTTGAGTCATACGGTCTAACGTATTTGTGTCAGGGTTGAAGACTAACGCCTCTACTGCTAGAACTTCGTATTCTCTGTCAAAACTCTTATTAAGAACTCCCTGTTCGGAATTCTCGATGTCTGGTTTGTTTTGTCTGTTAGGCTGTGCCATGAACTACTCTCTGAAAATCTATGTAAGCTATTAGCTTGTTAATGCGGTTAGTTGTACTTTCGTAGGGGTTGGTTTCAGCCTTCTTTTCCATCTCTCTAAGATATTTAGCCGCTGCTTTTGTGCTGTTCTCAAGGTCGCCGCTGGCCTGTCTACTCTTGAGGTAGCCTTCAATGGTATTTAGATCATTTTTGGTAGAAGGGTCTTTATCCCACATATTAGGCAATTCAAAGTAAGTTGCGACGTAAGGCTTGCCAATCTCCTGCTGGTATGTAGCAAGTAGGGTGTCCTTGTGGTCAGATACAACAGTTGTGCTACTATCTTCGCCTGGCTTCTCGGTTGGGTCTACCGTTACGGTAGGTTTAAGCTCTGGGGCTGTTTTAGTAACTGGTGCTGGTTGTCTGAATGTAACGTCGCTCATCTTGAGGCTTCTTCTTTCGTGTAGGCTTTGATTTGTAGCTGGATCTTCTGTATTTGAAGTTTGTCTTCAGCGACAGTAGCCTTTACTAACCGTTCTCTTAACTTTGCTAACTCAGGGTCTTTTAATTGACTGAGTATCTTAGCTTTAGTCCTTGCAAAACGTTCCTTGCGGTACTGAGGATGCTTGGGGTCGGCCAATATCTTCTCTATGTAGGCGAGGTCTTTGATGCGAGAACTGTCAACAAACATGTTAGTTCTTTGTGTATGTTGCTTTAGCTACAGAGCCACGGCTAAGCGGTACGCCAGGGCCAGCAGAATCTACTTGGTCGCCGACTATTTGAACTTCTAGTAAGTCGCTTGCACCTATGGCTACCAATACTACGTCTACTTCAACATTGTGCTTGAGAGCTAGTTGTAGTGGGCTATATGCACCGTTATCGTATTCTTCCTTAATTGTCTGAGCTACTGTCTTAGTTGCTGGGACAGATACAGGTGTTGGAGCGGTGTCGTTTTCTGTGGTTACGATTTTGCTTGCTTTCTTTGGCATATATTCTCCTTAGTTTAGTGGGGAGATTAAGGCTCTCCCCGAGCCTTCGAACATTAAAACTAAGCTGTTACGCCAGTCTTTATGTTGACGATCCAGTTTGCATTTAGTGTCTTGCAAACGTAGCTAGCTGCCCATGCAACCGTACTGAAACGACCAGCAGTGTTGCCACTGTCGATGTTTGTGTGCGGGATGATGAATAGCTGTGGCTTATCGCCTTCTAGGTCGATACAACCGAAAGCGTCCGAACCGTGAACGAAGTTACTGTAAACAGTTACAGTAGATGCTTCAGTCTTAGGGTTTGGAGTTTCTAGGAAGCGTACGCCGTATAGCATTCCGAGTTCACCGTTGTAGGTTTTCTCAGCGCCATTGTCGTATGTATCGCTGTTGATCCAAGTTGTGTCGCCCATTAGGTCGTAGCTAGTGTAAGGGTTAACCTTACCGATGTAGCTTCCGCGACCTTTGTACTTGCGAGCCTTGTTGGCTTTAAGTGTGCGAACTGCTTTGCGGATTTCTGCTGCGCTAAGAACGTTAGATGCAGAGATATCTGTTAGAGCGGCTTTGCCACCTGCAAGCTGTGCGCCTGCGCCAGTGAATAGCTCGTTACGTGTCAACTCGTCAAGAGTTTCACCCATGTTCTGACCAACAACTTCGATTTTCTCTTTGTTGTTAGCGTCGATTGAGGTAAGTGTCAAGAATCGAGAGATTTTTACTGTAGTACCGTACTCAGCAAGTGCTGCAGATACAGTTGATGCTGTAAGTGCTACTTCTGCTGGGTTAGTACCTTCTGTTAACGCTGTAGTAGCTGTAGCGAGAGGTGTGTGGCGAGTAAAGTTTACTTGCTTACCTTCGTTTTTAGGCTGTGAGCGCATCTGGCCACCTTCTTTGTGAATGTATTCGTACTCAGCGCGAGCTAAGAAGACTCTTTCGTAGTAGGTGGACATTTCCTGGGTTAAGGTTGTGGTTTTTTCTGCTGCCATTTGTTTAGTTTCCTTTTAGGTTTAGTTTGTTTCCCAACCTAAACTCTTTTTACGCCTAGCTTTGCTTCCATTTCCTCGATTGATAGTTCTGAAAATGGTTTGTCACCAGATGTAGTTTTGGTTGAGCCAGTAGATTCGGTTCGGGATACCATTGTTTGTGTGTCTTTTTGACGTTTAACTTCACCTTTTTGGATTCCTGCATTCCGTATCTCTGCCATTTCTGCATAAAACTCACCTAATGGTATTTCAGCATTAATCACTATGCCGTTAGAGTCAATCTCTAGGCGAGCAGCTTTCTTATAGTTTGATTCTACCTTTTTGGCAAATTCAGCGTCATATTCTGGGCTGTTTTCATCAAATACGGGGTGGTCGCGCATTACAAGTTCTGCATCGTTTTTAAGACCTGTGTTTAAGTCAGCTACGAAGTTTCGTTGCTTCTCAAACTCTCTTTGGGCGCGGTCTTGCTCCATTTGGTGCTGTAGTTCAGCTATCTTGGCTTCAGCTGGGCTTAGTCCCTCTAAAACGGGGGCTTCTACTTCTGCTGGGCCGTAAACTTCATCTACTTGTTTTAGTACGTCTTGACGAGTTTTCTGGTTACTCTGGGCGATGCGTTGTCTAGCCATTTCGTCGTTGTGACGTTTTCTGGCTGCCTTATCATCCTCGCTCGGTTGTTCCACTTCTTCGGCGGGTTCGCCTTCTTTTGGTTCTTCCTCGCTTTTCACAGCTTCAGACTCTCCTGTGTCGGCCTCAGTATCAGTAGCAGGTTCTTTTACTTGAACTTCTTCTGCGTTACTATCTGTTGCTTCAACTGGTGTCTCAGTTGCTGGTTCAACTGGTGTAGTTTCAGTTGTAATGTCTTCTGGCTCTTGTGCCATAAAGCTCTCCTTTGTTTAATCAGCCGTTATTAAATCAGTGGCGAGCTGCTATTACTTTGGGTAATGAATCCTGTGTCTGGAGGAGGACACTGATGAACGGTTTAGTTTTGTACTGAGTGAAGGCCCTAGTATTTTTGTAAACCGCTCGTCACTATCCTATCTCATCTATAAGCTTATACTTACCCCCTTCTTTTATCAACATTTTACCGTAAGGAATAGCAACAGCTTGGCGAGGGCAGGTAGAGCAGGAGTCTATTAGGTAATAGCCTTCTTGCACCCAGTCGTGGTTGTCAAACTTAACGTTGGGCATATCAAAAACTTGAGTAGTGTGAGGCCAGCTGGTAGTGTCTTCAATCTCACGCTGGTTCCTTGGTTTCTTGCTAGGCTCAAGAATCATTTTAGGTTCTCCGCAAAAAACTTATATTCTTCCATCTTAGCTCGTAAAAGTTCTATCAACATTTGCTGGGCTAGGATCTGAGCCTCAATGCTGACTTTGCGACTATAGGTAATACCGTTAATTTTCATCTCGGCTGTCTCGATGTTATCTAAGCTGTCGCATCGGGCGATTTGCTTCTCGAACCACTCAACAGTTTCCTGTGGATTAGTTGATGTTGCTTGAGCGCGTTGCATTGCTTCTGCGTGAGTTGTTATCTTGGGGTCGCTTGAATAAGCCTGACCGTCATTAGGCAATAGGTCGTCCATCGTTTTGTCCTTCTACTAACGCTTGTAGTTGTTTAAGTTCTTCTAACTGCTGTAAGAGTTCTGGGCTGATTTCAGGTTGCATCTGCTCCTGTGGCATTTCCTGTTGAGGTTGGCCCTGTTGAGCCTGAGCCATTCCACCTTGAGCTACTACGCTTTGAGGAGTGCCTGTTTGCTGGGCTATCTGAGATGCCATTGCTGGGTCTAGGATTTCAGGAGCGTTAACTTCGGCGTCCAGTTGTTTGAAGCTGTCCTGCTTAGGGAAGATGTCGGAGATTCCGTTAATACCTGTTTCTTCTACGATCTTGCGGTAGAGGGCTGGGATAGTCTGTTGGATTTGTGGATCAGGTAGTTTAATAGCAAGTTCCAAAACAGATACAAGTTTCTCGGCGTTGTCAATGTCTTTGTTCTCCTCGCTGGAGCTTGGGTCAACACTAAACTTGAAGCGTACATCTTTAATCTTAGTGTAAGGGATTTTAAGGGTGTTGGTTTTTTCGTCGTAAAACTCTTTGAGGGTGGCTAGGGTTGTAAGCTTAATGTCCTCAGTCGATAGTTCAAGTTCTTCAGTACCTTCCATCTCTGCGAAGAAGATATTAAGTGAAGTTTCGCATTGCTCTTGGAACCAAGTTTCAAATTGTTTACGCATGTAGTTGTCTGAGATAGACAAACGTTGCTCCTGGGCCTTAACGCCCGCTGGAACTTTAGAGAAGCTAGGGTTGCCAGCAGCAGCACCTACAGAAGTGTCCATCGAGCTGTTGAGGTTTAAGATCTGGCTCTTTAGTAGACCGTAGTTAGTTGGGAAGTTTGCAACAGCGTTGTTGTTAACTACGTAAGGCTCAATCTTGTTAGTCGGGTTAGATCCCATATCCCAAATAACGTTGGGGCGGAACTTGATTGTGGACTTATTGATGTTGCCCCAAACCTGAAGTGGTGGCCCCATCATCATCGTTGATAGGAATTGGAACATCTGCATTTGGTTGTCAATGAGGTTTTGAATACCACCAGATAGTTCAACTGCTCCCCTGCCTAGAGGGTTAGATAGGTCAATATTACAGTAAAGCCAGTCTATAGGCATTTCACCACGGGGGTCGGGGTTCTTCCATGTTCGTAGTATGTTCGTCTCTTTGGTGTCTTTGGAGCTAGGGGTGAAGGAGTAGAAGTTGTTGCCGATGCCCTTTTGAAAAGCGTGGATAATCTCAATGCCCTGGAATTCAGCGTTCTTTTCTCGCTCGGATGGAGTCTTAGAGTCCTTGTCTTTTTCGCCGCCACCTTTTTCTTTGATTTCTTCTAGGGCTTTGATGTTCCACTTGGGTTTGTA